GCTTTGATTTTCAAAGAGGAACCGAAGTCATGAGTGATGAAGTTGTAATCACAATAATCATTGTTGTCGGAGTTTTGTGCGCCATTGGATTGATCGGCGGAATGATTCTTTTTAACCACTGGCGCCAGAGCACCGGTCGAAATTCGCTTGAGAGTGCCATGCGTGAAATCGACGCGAAGAAAGCGTGGGCGGAGGCGAATGAGCAGCTAACGCGCAGACGGGAATGATGAATCTGCGACTCGGTCACTTGCTGGTCTCTTCACTTTGATTCTGGACTAATCTCCTATCTAGTAAAGATTTTTTTGCCCTGCTCTTGTCGGCGGCGGTGCGACCGCTAGCTTGTCATCATGAGCGTCACGCGGCAAAAGCCGATCAAGATCAAATTGAATGAGAACGGCATCGAGCGCGATTACGAGATCGCGCGCGTCTGCACGATCCGCGACGCAAGATACGGCGTTGTACCGATCACCACCGAAACTCTCAAGCAGTTCAAAGAGAACTTCGATGGTGGCGTCCGCGGAATCGAAATATGCGTCGACTTTGAGCATAAGGTCGACGGTGGATCCGCCGGCTGGATCAAAGAGCTCTATCTCACCGAGGACGGGACAAGGCTTCGGGCGAAGATCGATTGGACCCCGAAAGGTGAGAAGGCTCTCCAAGACAAAGAGTACGCCTATTTCTCTCCCGACTTCGAATTCAATTACGAAGATAACGAGACCGGCGAAAAGCACGGCCCTGTTTTAAAGGGTGCAGCGCTCACCAATAGACCAGTGATTAAGCGGATGGAACCCGCAATCGAATTATCCGAAGGAGATCAGATGAAGACCGAAATCGAAAAACTTCAGGCTCAAGTGAAAGAGCTCACCGATAAAAACGTGAAGCTCGCCGAAGACTGCGCAGGCATGCAAGCCGAACAAAAAAAGCTCGCTGATCTGCCGATGGCGCCGGAAGCGATGCTTAAGCTGATCGAGGAACTCAAGGCGAAGATTGCGTCGCTTGAGCAAGAAAAATCACAAATGGCTGAGGCGAAACAACTCGCTGAGAAGAAATCCCAGTTCCAAAAACTTCTCTCTGAAGGAAAAGCCGTACCGGCTCAAGAAGAGGCCTTCTTGAAGGGTGACACGATCAAGTTCGCCGAGCTCGCGGGCTCCGTGAACCTCGGCGCCAAAGGTCATGGCGGCGGTGGAAAAGCTGACATCGAGGACGCTGACGCCGAAATCCAAAAGCTCGCTGAAGAGAAAGTAAAAGCCGGCAACGGCTCGATCTCGTTCAGCGAAGCTCTGAGCCAGGTTCGCACCGAGAAGCCCGACCTCTGGAAGCAGCGCAAGTAAGGCGCTCGAGCGGGCTCTAGTTCATACAATCGCAAAATAAGGAGTTTCAAATGTCATCCATTTTCAGCCCCAGAATCGGAACCTTTAAAGCCAGCGCCGCAATCACCAAAGGCGCGGCCGTGAAAATTGGCGCCGACAATGAGCACGTGACCGAGTGCTCGGCAACAACTGACAAATCAATCGGCATCGCAGCAGGTGACGCGGCAGCAGCTGAAGACGTGATCGAGGTCTATCTCCCGGGTGGCGGCGGCAAGGCTCTCGCGCAGACCGCGATCGCAGCCGGTAAGCTTTTGACCTCGCACACTGATGGCTCGCTGAAGCCGATCGCGGCCGCGAATGACCGCGTGATCGCAATGGCGATGGAAGACGCTGTTGCGAACGACCTTTTCGCGGTGGAAGTCCTGGTCGCACAAGGTACCGCAACTGAGTCGTAAGACTTGGTGAGAACTAATTACGTTCAATTTTTTTGAAAACGAAGACAGGAGAATTTCATGCCAACTCAAATGAAGGCCCAGATCGATAAGCGCCTCACCGGGGTCTTGATGTCGTTCCGCCCGGTCGGTTTCATCGCCGATCAGGTCTTTGCCCAAGTCCAACACTCTCAGTACAGCGGTAAGCTCGGAAAGCTCACCAACGCGCATCTTCGTATTCAAAACACGATCATGGGCGGTAAAGGTGCCGCTCGCCGGATCGATGTCATCGTCCGCAGCACGGACTCGTTTGAAATCGAGAGCCATGGCCTTGAAGGCTTGGTAACTCCGCGCGACGAGAAAAACGTCGAAGATCCGTTTGACGCACAAAAAGAAGAGACCGAAACCCTCGGCCTGGTGCTTCAGATCGGAAAAGAGAAGTCGGTTGCTGATTCGCTGACGAGCACATCGGTGGTTACTCAGAACGTGACGCTTTCGGGTGCTGCGCAGTTTAGCGACTACGCAAACTCGGATCCGCTGGCAAAGTTTGAGACCGCGATCGCCACGATCGAAGACGCCGTAGGTGTTGAGCCGAACACGGCGATCATGAACAACAAGGTCCGCCGGATCCTCCGCCGGCACCCCGCGATCATCGAGTTCATTCGCGGTAAGGTCCAGCCCGGCGCGAAGCTGAATGATTCGGAGCTCGCTGAAGCGCTCGGCGTCGAGCGCATCCTGGTCGGCGGAGCAAAATACAACTCCGCTAAGGAAGGTCAAACCGACGTTCTTGCGAACATCTGGGGTAATCACATTGTTTACGGTGTGCTTCCTGAGAAGCCTCAGGTCGGCCAAGTGTCGGCCGGGTACCAGGTTCGCCTGAAGGGCTCGTCTCCGCGGCAGGTTCGCAAATGGTCGGTGAACAACCCGCCCGATTCGACTGCGGTCCTTTGCACAGACGAGTACGACATGCTCCTGACCTCGCAAGCCACCGGTGGTCTGTACCTAATCAAGGACGCTGTCGCCGCATAAGCGAATTGACCTGATCATTGAGCGGTTCCGCGCCGGTGTTCGGCGCGGGCCCCACTAAAGAGGCTAGACTTCAAACAAGGAAGCGAACCGATGAAAATGACAACTCTGTTACTGATTGCGGCGACCCTTGTCGCTCCGTTGATTGCGGAAGCTGTACCTTTGCGCGTTGAGCGTAGGGACATGAAGCTTGCCACTCAGCAATTGATCGAAAAGCAAACATTCACAAACCCCGCTGCCGCCGGAACCGCCGACGTTCTAAGCGCGCATGCCGGAGCAACCTCAGCCGCGGTCGCGACCGCAACAACCTTTGTTGCACAGCCCGACCTGCCTCGTAACCTCGTGATCACTCCCGGGGGCACGACCACAGACATCGAGACCTGCACGGTCACGGTGACCGGGACGAATATCTTCGGCCAAGCAATCACCGAAGGTTTTGCGTTCGCCGCGAATGCGAACACGGCTACAACCGGGACCAAGGCGTTTAAGACCGTGACCTCGGTCTCTTGGGCTGCGGATTGCGAGTCGGGCACCTTTGCCGCCACTTGGTCGGTCGGATACGGCGAAAAGCTCGGGATGCAGCGGTGCATGGATTATGCCGGACATCTTGTGTTTTCCACGGTGGCTGGCGCCTATGAGACGACTCGTGCAACGGTCACCGCGGATGCCGACGAAGTTGAGAAGAACACGCTCGATTTCAACGGAACGATGAACGGATCGAACGACTTTGAGGCGTTCTATCTGCAAAACTTCCGCTGCTTCCCGTAAGTTTGAAAGAAAAATCAAGAGGAGGACATCATGAAAAGGTACATTGCGAATTGCAACTATGACATCGGCGACGGTCTTGTAAAAAAAGGCTCACTTGTCGATTTTTGCGAACATTCACTCGAGAAGGGATTTATCCGACCGATCGATGAGGGGCCTGCAGCGGTAAATCCTCAAGGGCCCGTGCTCCAAACGTCGGGTCATATCTCGGCCGATCAGGACCCCAGTAACGACGAAGACGGTGGCGACGAAAAAGGCGAGCTATCTCCCGCGTCGGCAAAGCCAAAGTCGAACAAGTCGAATAAGAAGAAAAATGGTCAGGGAAAGGAAGCTAACGCTTAATGGCATACTGCACGACTTCGGACGTACAGGCTGAGTTTCGATCTCTTGAGGTGAGTAGCACGACGGTGATCACGTCGACCAAAATGACGGAGTTCATCGCTCAGGCTGCCCAGGAGATCGACTCTCGCATTGGCGTTAAGTATGTCGTGCCGGTAACGGCCGCCAATGCCCTTACCGTTTTGAAGCAGGTCGCTGTATGGCTTGTTGCGGACCGCTGTAAACATATCTTAGAGACGAAGCTGCAGGCGCCGGACACCGGGCAAGCGGTTCAAAAGAATCTTCGAAAAGACGCCCTCGCGATGCTCACCGATATTATCGAAGGACGCATCCTGCTTCCGGGAGCTTCGATGCTCAATTCTGGCGGTGTGAAATCGATAAACGTTAGCGAGAACCAAGAGCATCAGTTCAAACGTAACGAAGATCAATGGTGACCCATGATCTCTTACTCGATCGAAAACGACCAGAAATTCCAGGCGGCACTCGCCAGGGCGAAGGCCGTAACGAATGACCTTCGCGTACCGCTGAATCTGATCGCAAAGGACTTCTACCGATCGCAAAAAGCCATTTGGCAGCTGAAGGGCCCTGGTCAATATCCCGACCTTGCGCAAAGCACGAAGGATAAGCGGATCAGAGAGCTCCGGCCATTTTACCCGATTCTTAAGCGCACCGGCGCACTTGAAGAGGCGGCGAGTACTCAGGGTGCGCGCGGGAACGTCACGCGAATTTTCGAGAATCGCGTCCTTACGATGGGTGTTGAGAGCGCCATGCTTCCATACGCCGTCTTCCATCAGTCGAACCGGCCAAGGACAAAGATCCCGCAAAGGAAGTTTGTTTTCATAGGTCCAGAAGCAAAGCGGTTCGCGGATTCCGACCAGGTCGGGCGTCTTGAGCGCTGGCTGAACACTCTCAACAGTTTCGTCTTGAAAAAGCTCAAACAGCAGGGCTTTGACGTGGGAGAGGTGTGATGGCCCAGTATGATATCGAAACCTTCCTGGGCGCCGTCGAGGAGTATCTCAAGGCCAATCTGTCAGCCGCTCTCACCGCGGTAACCGCTGAGAAGGGCGATAGCCTTACTCTCAAACCGGTTCCGAGTGACGGGTACTTCATCCAGACGCTCAACGAGCGCGTTGCGAACTATGACCCGTATGTCTACATCGGCGCAAACGAGTCGCCTGAAGTTTTGTCGAATGGTCCGGCACAGGCTAAGACCTACAGAGTAAATGTGGCTCTGGTTATTGCGAATAGCGGTGAGGACTCTAACCTTTGGAAGAGAATGTACCGGTATCAACGCGCGATCGAAGACGTGTTTGCGGGCGCCTGGGACCGAATCGCAAAAGGACCTAAGGTCACTTTCGACGGGGTCATTGATCCTCTGGAGCCGCAGTATCACTTACAACAGGTCGGCATTCGAGTGCGCGTGACGATCGCTTGAACTGAATCGAATAAGGAGTTTTTAAAATGAGTTTGTCGCAACCAAGAATCCTTTACGGAGTCCACTCGATCAGCCCCTACAACCGCTCGACCGGCGAAGCCTACGGTATCGCAAAGGTCATCGGCCAGTTTTCGGCAAACTTCAGCGGTGAGCTTCAAGAGCTTACCGGAGGTTCATCGAAGTTTCCGTGGGCCGTTGAAGAGAGCACAATCAGTGCCGAACTCTCGCTCTCCTTTAAGGAGTACGCAAGCTGGATGTTTGAGCTTTTCCTTGGCGCTGCGCCCACTGACTCGGGCGCTAATGCTGCCGGCGCAGTCTCTGGATTCGCAAATAAATATGGGACCTCGGTTCTCCAGGCTTCGACCGGTATCGACGCGGTGAGCGTGATTCCTTCGACAGGCGCTGCGAACCTAAAGTTCACGAAGTACCTCTTGAAAGCCGTGAGCTCAACCGCCGTCGATGTTTACGCAATGAGTGATGCTGACTTCACTCGCGGTACCGATGTTACCTACACAACGGACCTCTTGAAAGTGGCCGCATCTCAAACTATCACGTCGGGCGGAGACACTGACATCGCCGACCTCGGCCTAAGACTCGAGGGCGGATCCGGAACAATCGGCATGACGACCGGAGACACCGCGACCTTTGAAGTGAAGCCGCCGTCTTCGCGATCGATGGAGGTTGTCGTTGGTGCCTCCGGCCAATCGTTCCCGGAGTTTGGCTGTATCGCGATGGCCCAGAAGCGCGGCAGCGGCGAGCTCTTTGAGCTTGATGTGTACCGCTGCAAAGGTGCAGGCCTCCCGATCGGCCTCAAGGAAAACGCATATAGCGAAGCGGAAGTCAGCGCTCGAGCGCTCTATGACTCCGATCGCAACGGCGTTTACAAAGCGCGCTATATTCAAACCGCTTGATCGACCCGTTCCTCCGCAGGAGCTGGGAGCCTTCTCCTCTTGGGCTCTCAGCCCCTTTTCTTTAGATACTTGCGCTCGGCCGAGAGAGCCGCATGTCTGAGCCAATCGCTTAAATCACCCTCGGCGTAAGTCCGAGCTAGCCAGCGAATTCGAGCCGACTCGCGCGCGGTCACGCGGAATTGCAACAAGACGTTTCGCGGGTTTCTTAATTTCGGGCGGCCGGGCTTTCTTCGCATTCTATTTTTGTATGACAGAAACCACTCAAAAACAACGCTGGACCTTGCGGAGAGCAGTCCGTCTCTTACCGTCAAATCATGAAGCTTGAAGACGTCATTCCAGAAAAACCCGAGTTCACGCTTTCGTCCACCGGCAAGGCCTATGCGCTTCGCCATCCCTCGATCGAAGACCGCACTTGGCTTCGAAGGAGGTTCTCGAACGAAGCCAAGGTGCAAGAGGCTTTTGAGAAGCGTGACTGGGGAGTTCTCGCGGACATCGTGATGCTTCTTCTCGTTGACCGCTCGGATTTTGCCGCTCGCGATCTCGAGGAGGCGATCGGCGTTGATGGAGAGCCGGTCAGACGGAGGGTGTCTGGCCCCGAGGCTTTCCGGAAAGCAGTGACATCGGTCACTGAGGAACTTGCGATCATCGGCGCTCTCGGCGCCGCGTTCACGGGATCTGATCCTCTCGTTAAGCAAGTTGTCGAGAATGAATTAAAAAAAAAGAGCCTGAAAACTGGGGAGCAATCTTCGACCGACTCGCTCACGAGTACGGATGGACCTTCGAGTACATCCGAGGTCGTACCTTAAGGGAGATCACGTTCGCGATGGATGCGATCGAGCGGCGTCGGTACTCGGAGCTCAGGACAACGGCCAGCCTTCATGGAGCAAAGCTTCCGTCAATCGAGGAGCTAACGCCGCCCGAAGCGGTCAGTAAAGAGAATGAGGCTCTCATGCATGCGGAGCTACTGAAAGCGCAAGAGAGAAAACGCAAGGAACTGAGCCGAAATGAGTGACGCAAGCGAACTTCTGATACGGATCTCGGGCGACGCAAAGGACTACAAAGAGGCGCTCGACGAAGCTCAGAAGAAAACCGAAGACCTCTCCGAGAGCTCGGCAAAAGTCGCCCAGGTATCCGCGCTTGCGTTCGCCGCTCTCACTGCGGAAGTTTTCCTTTCGGTTAAAGCGTTCGGCCAAAAGGAGGCTGTCACAAACAGCCTGACCGCCGCTCTTCAAAACCAAGGGATCTATTCCAAGGAGCTCCTTGAGAGCTACGAGGCTCAGGCCGATGCGATCGAGCGACTCACAGGAATGGACGCCGATTTGATCAATAAAGGTCAGGGCATAGCGCAGTCGTTTCTCGGCCAGACTAAGATTACCAATGAGCTCACGACCGCAGTCGCTGACTTCGCGGCCGCTCAAGGTATCGATGTCGCCAACGCTTTCGAGGTTGTCGGGGAGTCCATTGGCACTTCGAACAACATGCTCAAGCGCTACGGCATCGATGTCGACGAAAACGCGTCTAAGGGCGAGAAGCTCAGTAAAGTCATCGAGCAGTTGAACTCAAGATTCCAGGGACAGGCTGAGGCTCAAGGTAAGGGCGTCGCCTCGATCGCTCAAGTCTCCCGCGCGTTTGGTGACCTTCAGGAAGAAATCGGTAAGCGCCTGGCTACCACTGTCGTCAAGGTCGCTGGCATCGTGACGGACTTTCTCGACTACGTGAAAGACAACAAGGCGATCGTCGACCTTGGGGTATCAATCGGCGTCGCCGCCGGCGTGATCTCAGCCCTTGGCATTGCGATTGGTGCAGGTATAGCGCTTTGGGCGAAGTATCAGGCGGTCATGACAGCTGTGGGCCTTGCGACAAAGGCGACCTCCCTTGCAACCAAGGCGCTCGCCGGCGCGACAGGTCTCGGTCTTATCTTGATTTTGGTGTCGGAACTCTATCTCAATTGGGCGTCGATTTGGCCACGAATGCAGGGGATTTTTGCAGGGTTCGTAGCAAGCGTGAGCGAGCTCGCAGCGGGCATCGGGAAGGTGCTGACGGGCGCGTTCACGTTTGACCTCGAGAGAATTCAGGAAGGCCTGGGCCAAGTCAAAGACTCTCTCTCAAAAGGTCTTACGGAGTATAACGCGGTCGTCGATCAAAAACTCAAAGAGCGGACCGCGCTAGAGGATGCGGCCGAGCAAAAGAAAACCGACCTCAATGACAAGCATGCCTTCGCGCGAGAGGCAAAAAAGCAGGCTCACGATCGGCGCATGCTCGAGATTGAGAGCGAAAAGCAAGATCTCATGGTTATGCAGCTTGAGTATGCTTCGGCTGCGGCCATCGATCTCCAGCGACAGGAGATTGCTCTGCTTGAGCAAATTGACAAAGAGAAGGATGCGACTACCCGTGGGAAACTGCAGGAGCGTCTTGCGGCCACTCGCCAAATGCAGATCTTGCAGCAAGCTCAAGACATTGAGCAGCAGAAGATTTTCCATGCGGAAATCCTGGCAGAAAATCAGGAGTACGGCAACCTCGACGCTGCTCAACAAAGCCAGTTTTTGCAACAAAATGCCGTTCAGCTACAGGCCTCAATTCTGACCGAGAGACAGGCTCGCCAGCAGGTCGCGCTCGAAAAATCAAAGCAGCAGATCGATTCAAACAACCGCTTTCTGGTCGAACAAGAAAAGTTCGGAACCGCCTACGCGACGATCAATAAAGCGATGAACTCCGCTGTGTACCAAGGGTCAAAGCAGGCCTTCGGAGAGCTCGCGCAGTTGACTCAGTCGAGCAACAGCACCCTGAAGGGTATCGGGAAAGCGGCCGCCGTTGCAAACATTGCGATTAGAACGGCCGAGTCCGCCATGAATATTTTTACCGGCTTTTCGACAATCCCGTTTGTTGGATACGCACTTGGGGTTGCGGGCGCCGCGGCCGCGGTAGCATTTGGCGCAGAGCAAACAAGCCAAGTTCTCGCTGCTGCAAGAGGCGGGATTATGACCGGCGGTATCCCTGGGCGAGACTCAATCCCGACCCTCACTATGCCCGGTGAGCTAGTCGTGCCGACGAAGAATTTCGAAGAGGTCGTGAACTCAGTGGCGGCCGCGCGATCGGGCGCTCCTGTTGTTGGCTCGGACGGGGCTCTTGCTCATGTCGTGCTCGAGCTCCGAGACAACCTGATCGATTTCATTGAGGCAAAACTCATTGAGCGGCAATCCTTGGGGATTGCGCTCAGGACGGTATAGCTATGCCGGGGCAAATCATGCTTTTCGAAAAAAGCAAATGTGACTTCACGAACTCGGCGGCCGCCGCGTCAGCCTCCCAGGGAAGTGACTACGCCTCGTTTGCGCTCAATCGATCGAATCGCTCAGCGTGGGTCACTACCGGATCTGTGGACGCTGACAACACGACTTTCACCGTTGACTTCACCGAGCAGCGATACTTCGACTCGGTCTTTCTCGTGAAGATGAATTTCAAATCCTACACGTTGAAGTACTGGAATGGCTCGGCTTACGTCGACTTCGCCACTCCGATCGACGTGACCACAAATACAGACGAGACCGCGCTCCACCAGGTGACTGAAGTCCTAGCTTCGCGCGTTCAGCTCACGATCCGCGGGACCATGACGGCTGATCAAGATAAGTTCATGCATCAGTTTATCGCGACCTCTCTCATGGGGCGCCTGAACGCTTGGCCGCAGATCAAAAAACCCACCCACGACGTGGGCCGGATCGTGACCAAGATGCTCTCGGGAAAAGTCAGTGTCACGGAATCAGTCGGAGGCTTTCGCTGCGACCTCGAGGTTGCGAACTGGAAGGACCAAACGGATCTCAGTCTCGTCGAGAGAATGTACACCTTAAACGAAGGGTTTCTTGTTTGGCTATGCGGCGGCGATGAATCCCAATTCTCCCAGCGACTCATGGGCTATCGAAAAGAAGACATCTTTCTGATGCGTCCGACGAACAATTACATCCCTGAGTTCGTCAAAGGGGTCTATAGCACTGGCGTAAAGCTCGTGATTCCTCTCGCGGAGAGTGCCGAATGAGTTTGGCGAATCGCTGGCGGATATACATCAGACCATTCGATGCCAACGGCGACCTGGCCGATTGGGTCGAGGTCACTGATGATGTTGTGGAGAATTCCCTTGGCGCCGTCCAGCAGGATCTCGACAACGTCGACTATAACGTCGGCGTCTTCCGAAATAACTCGGTCGCGATTACGCTTCGAAACGACCACGGTCGATACTCGGATGTCGGCGTTGAGCAATCGATCTTTCAGTTTAAGCGAATAGACTCCCTCGTCAAAATCACCTACGAGCCAGAGCTTGAGGCACCGCTTCTTGGCTCTTCGTTTCTGGGAGATGTTTTTCTCAGCGAAGGGGAGACCGAGGTTTTCTTTGGCCTTCTGAACGATGAGTCTCTAGCGATGGATCTCGACTCGCAACAGGTTCAGTTCCAGGTTCTCGGACGAGAATCAGTGCTTGATCGAATGAAGGTCCCATATGGCTCACTCACAAATGGGGATCTCATTTCAGAGGTTATTTTCACATGCCTCAACGACTCGCGCGTGACCGACCTACTGACCCTTGACGTCGGGAACATCGATTGCGAAACGGATGTCGCGATCGACGATGTCACGAAGTTCGAAAACAAGACGGTGAAGACAGCGCTTCAGGAGCTTCTCCTCTGCGCGAACTCTGTCATGTTTATCGAAAATGGAACGATTTATGTGACGCCGCGGACCGCAACACCTGACGTGAAGTTCACGTTCTATGGCCAGGCTTCGCCGAATGGTCCCGAGAACATTGTGACGGTCAAAGGTATAAAGAACGGTGTCTCGAGGACGTTCAACTTTTGGGTGTGGAGAGACACGAGCCTCAAGTCGGAGAACGCCACGAGCTCGAGTCTTTACGGGGTGCGGCGAAAAGAGATCGATGTCCCGTACATTACGAACAACACAAGCCGCCAGACCATTCTCGATAATCTCAAGAGCGAGTTCGGGAATCCAAAGATGGAACTCGAGCTCACGACGCCCTTTAGCCTGAGCTCGTTTGCAGTCACGCTACTTGATCGCGTCGTGATCGATTATCCGACGGTTTACGTTCAAACCGAAACACCGGCGCCCATTTGCGGTGTTGCGATCTGTGGAGAGGTAACTCTCCCAAGAGGGCTTTGGTCCTTCACGATGGATAGCACTCGGCCGTTTAAGGTCCTGGGTCGAGCAATCGATATGAAGAAGTCTCAGATCCGCTTCAAGCTTCGGGAGATATAATGGGCGCTGACTCGATTCCAGCAAGATCGAACGGGCAGACAATCAACGAGACGTGGTTCAACTTGCTTCGAACTGTCTTGAATGGCGACCTCATCCCTCGAAACGCGTCAGGCGTCGCGACGGCGATTGCTGGCGCGCTCGGGAGCTCTACGTACCCCTGGTTTAAGCTCTTCCTGGGCGCGGCCGCAAGCGGCCTTTCGATAGAAGAAGACACTGGGAAAATCATTATCAAAGTTGGCGGCACGGCCGTCGCGACATTTGCCTCAACTGGCCTGACTCGCGCATCTTTGGGGCCAACCGGCGAAATCGCCACTTCTTCTTCTGGAGCGTTTTCAACTGCGAGCACAAGTTACACCGACGTCACGAACCTTGCGACGGGCAGCTTCGTGGCGCGGGGGCGTCTTATGATGCTGGCGCTCGTGAGCGATGGGACAGCCGGCAACTCCCGAATCACAGTAAGCTCGACCACAACCGCGACGTCCATAAGTGCATCCCTTAGATTCTACGACACCGTGAATTCAGCTGAAGTTGCTGATGCCCAGCTTGGAGCATCAAGCTTAGGTACGGCGAGTCTGGTGATGAACTCGTACACGCCGGCCGGGACGGTTTCCGGTGGGGCTACTTTCACTGGAACACCAGCAACTCTGACTGGCAATGTCGCGCTGAACGCCCCGCTTTTTACGGCTTCATACCCGTCAATCCCGCCGCACTTTTTTACACCCGCGGCCGGAACGTACAACTGGAAAGTACAGGTCAAGGCTGGGGCAAATTCGACGATTTTGGTTAACAAAATGAAGCTCATAGCGATGGAATTTTAGACGGTGAAGAGATGGGATTTTCGGATATACCAAACCGAATCAATGTAACGAGGATCTTGCGCGAGTGGTTCGATAACCTTCGTGATGCCGGGCTGGCGCTTGAGAACTATCTCGGCGCTGGCTTCATTGCGAATGGCACAGCTGCCATTACCAACAATCAATCTTCGCCAGCAAACGTGACAGGCCTGACTTTCGATGCGACCACAGTTACGTCGGCATTCATCGATGTTGAAATCTATCGCAACACCACGGGCGCTGGAGCGACCGAGTTGAAAGAGACGCGAACATTTCATGCGGCATGGAAGCCGGTTGCGGGCGAATGGCTTTTGGCTGATATCGGCGGCGGTGGTGACGATGCTGGCGTGATTATTTCGCCATCGACCGCCGGTACTGTCTTTCAGGCTCAATACGCCTCGACAAATATCACCGGAACAGCGGAGGCCTCTCAAATTAAATTCAAAGTAAGGACTTTTGCGGCATGAAACAGATCGGCACAATTCTTCTTGTTCTTCTTGTTTCCTTAGTTGCGAAGGCAGCCTCCCCCATGCGCATACAGAGCGGTCTTCTTATGACCCCCGCTACGCTTCCCGGAACCTGCGCACAGGGCGAGATGCGCTTTGATATCTCGGACGCAATGCTTAAGGTCTGCATCGCAACGAACACCTGGGCGAGCTCCGCTTCAACCGCACCTCTTTCGGTAGGCGCGCTCGACGGGCAAGCGGCTAACTCAAGCGGTCTCACGATCGCCGCGAGCACTCTTTACGCGCAGTCGGCCGATGCGACTCATCCAGGTCTAGTCAACACAGGCTCTCAGACATTTGGCGGAACGAAGACTTTTAGCGATATTGTTTCTGCCGAAGGAACGATAGTCAGTCTGATATCGACTCTTTTCAATACCACATCAACCGATACCGGCACACTCAAGGTCGGCTCACTCACGGGGCCACTCAAAGCAAGCTCAGGCACGGTCAGCGCTAGCAGTATCGACCTTACAAGCGAAGTGACTGGGACGCTTCTGGTGGGGAATGGCGGGACGGGCCGAAGCTCTCTCACTGCCAATGCGCTTATCGTCGGCAACGGAACAAGCGCCGTCACTCTGACATCAGCTACCGCCTTTGGCCAAATGCTCGCGGCCGACAGCGGCGGGGTGCCGGTATGGACAGGGCATCCTCATCTCGGCGACAACTCGACTTACACCGGCGCACTTGATTTTAGCGGCAGCACTTCTGGAACGATCACGATTCAACCGCAAGCCGCGGCCGGCACGTATAACTTCAATCTTCCGACGTCCGCGGGCACGAGCGGAAAGCCGCTTCTCTCCGGGGGAGGCGGCAGCTCGCCGATGACATTCGGAACACTCGGCGTTGCCGGCGGCGGCACGGGTGCCACAAGTCTCACCGCAAACGCACTCCTTCTCGGCAACGGCACAAGCGCATTTCAAGTTGTAACGCCCCAATCGACTCAAGGCTATGCGCTTCAAACCGACGGCAGCGGCTTACCGATTTTCGATACGACATTGACGCTTGGGAAAAGCTCGGTTGCGACGGGGCAGCTGGACCTGGCTGGTCTCACCTCGGGCACTGTGAGTATCAAGCCTCAGGACGCCGCTGGCTCGTACAATTTCAATCTACCGACAACCGCGGGCTTAGCCGGCCAAGTGCTCGCTTCGCAAGGCGGCGGATCAAGTGCGATGATCTGGATGTCGTCGCTCACGAATCCGATGACAACCGCAAATGACATTATTTTTGGCGGCTCGGCTGGCGCGGCGGCTCGCTCGGTTTTCGTACCGCCGTACATCAGAACGATTACATCCGGGAGCGGAACGTTTTATTATGACTATGTATTCCTCGTTAGCGGTATCTCGACCGCTCCAACCGCTGGTGCGACATATACGAATAACGGGATAACATTCACCGTCGACCAAATCATAAACAGCGACACGTTACTTTACGCAAACGGGTCCGGCGCGCCGGCGGCAAGCGGTACACTCACGAAAGCGTCTGGAACCGGTGATTCAACAATCACGTTCGCATCTTATCGCATTCCGATTTCGCTGCGAGTCCGCCTAATCGGCGGTGGCGGCGGCGGAGCCGGCGGCGGGAATAACGGGACCGCTGGAGGCGGAGTCAATGGAAACAACACGACATTTGGAACCTTAACCGCTGGCGGCGGAGCCGGCGGGGCCGTCGGAGGTTACGGCGCCGGCGGCTCGGCGTCCATCGGATCTGGATGGGTTGGATCTGTAGCGCAAGGGCAAGCTGGCCGAGGTTTCACGGCATCAAGTGATGCTGGCGAATACGGAACTGGCGGCGCCGGCGGCGGGTCGTATTTCGGAATGGGCGGCGCCGGATCTGCAAACGCGGGCGGCAACAATCCATCCGCGAACTCAGGCGGTGGCGGGGGCGGCGGCGGATTCAGTGCTACCGCCGTCCTGAGATATTCTGGCTCGGGCGGCGGCGGCGGTGGTTTTGTCGATGCCGTCACAAGGAGCGCGCCATCGGCCGCGGGCTATTCGTACAGCGTGGCGGCGCTCGGCTCATGTGCGGGCGGCGCAGGTTGCGGCGGCGCAGCTGGAACCAACGGTTACGCAGGCGCAGCGGGAGCAACTGGATATGTTGAAATCTGGCAAGCATATCAATGAGGAATATTTATATGAAAACAATCATTTTTCTAGCCATCGTTTTTACATCTACTTTCGCAAGAGCAGAAATTCTTCTGACGATTAAGCGCGCCGATGGCTCAGTGTATTGGATGGAGCGATTTAACAAACAAGTAGACGGCGACGCCTGGCTTGCGCGCGAGAAAGCGCGCTCGTACTGGGAGAAGTCTTGGACCGCTGCGTTTTCAGGATCTGAGAATGCAGCTCCCGACTTTAGCTCAGCTCAAGCTCGTGAGACTGAGCGCGCCGCCCGTCTCAGCTCATTGAGAGGTCTTGAATCTGCGTCGAATCTCACAAATCAGCAAATGCAGCAAATCTTGCAGCACTTGCTCAAGAAAGAATTGGGTCAATGAAATCCCTCACGCTCGACGATCAAACAAGAGTGCCGTTCAAGTGGTTGGTCGGCGTGGCGGTTTTCATGCTCACAACGGGCGCAGGCGGCGTGTTCTGGCTCTCGACCATGTACTCGGATCTCGCCCAGGCTAAGCGCGAGATCAATGAGCAAAAGGGTGATCAAAAGGAAATGAGAAAGATACTCGAGCGGATCGACCGCGGACTTTTGCGTGTTCAAATCCAACTCGGCATCGATCCGGAAAGTAAAAAAGAAAACGAATAACCATTGCCGGATAACAACCGGCCGAAAGGATCTTTATGAAAAAGCTAGGCGTTCTACTGTATCTGAGTTTCGCATTCGTCATCGCATTCTGTTTCTCAGCCCTCGCTCAAGTGGCGGAGCCGACGTCGGTCGACCAGGCGGTCGGCTTCATCCCGCAGATCATCTCGGCATTCGGCGCTGGGAAGGCCCTTCTTGCCTGCGCACTGATCGTGCTCGTTTTAGTCTTCGCGGTGAAGCAGTACGTGCTGCCGAAAGTGAATTTGAGCACGAATATCCTTCCTTGGGTGTCGGTGCTTCTGGGCGTGTTGAGCGCACTTGCTGTCGGTATCTCGGGCGGCGCGACTCCTGGGCAGGCAGCTCTGGCACTTCTCTCCGGGCCAGCTGCGAGCTCGCTTTGGGATTTGATCTTGAAGCACCTGGTGCCGCAGAAGCCGGCGGCGTAAGGAGCTCCGATGGCCGATCAGCCCGTGCCGGCGCCGACCCGGTGGTACATCCTCGCATTCAACATCGTCATCGATGCTCTTCTCAAGGGCATCGCGGTCGAGGTTGCGTTCGCCCAACTGGCCGCGGCCGTCCCGTGGCTCGCCAACCCTGTCACGAAATGGCTCATCAGCCAGATCTTTGGCAAAGTCGATGAGCGGGTGAAGGTCGTGGGTGATAAGGGCTTGATCGCGCTTGGGAACCAGTTTCGGAAAATCTCTTATGATGAAGCACTCAAAGTCATTCAGGAGCATGACGATGCAACACCCGATCAAGTGCAGGCCGCTCGCGACGCTATCGATCGCATTGTTCACCGCGGCTCTTAGCGGCTGCTCAAGCATCACAGTCTACAATCGGCGGGTATATGGCGACCTTGGCAAATACGGAGCGCACTGGGCGGAAACGCTCACGGATAAAAAAGGCGACCTCACAAAAGAAGAGTGGGACAAGGTCCGCGTCGGCATGTTGTGCATGTCGAGCGAAGCCTACACCGATGCCGAAACCGCTATCGACCAGGCTTGCGTTCAATTGAACTGCGACTACAAAACTCGCGAATCACTTCAGCGAGCGATGCTCAGAATCAGACCAATTGTTGAATCGGCAGAACAAGCGCAGCTCATTTTGCCGCCTTGAGGTTAATATGGATCTCACCCTGACGCGCACTGAATTCCGCCCCGACGGCATCTTTGGCTTCCTTCACACAGAAAGCGGATTCAAGGTCGCGGTCACGCTCGAGCACGCTTACCTCGTGGGTGCTGAGTGGCATCCGAAAGTCCCGTCAGGAAAGTACACCTGCGAGCGCGGGCCGCATCGACTCGCTGGAATGCGCGACAAACTCGAGACATTCGAAATTCTGGGCGTGCCTGGACACACGGGAATTTTGTTTCACGCCGGCAACTGGAACGATGACAGTTCGGGGTGCGTGCTCGTCGGTCGCGACGTTCGAAGGCTCGGCGACATCAAGATGATCACCGATAGCCGCCTGACGTTCGCGGCGTTTATGAAATTGCAGGGGAATGCGAAGACGTTCGGC